ATGAATTGGTTCACGTTCGTCAGGATGAGTTAAACATGATTAAGCCCGGATCTAGCTATCCAGGTAGTCCAATTGAAGCCATGGCTGATATGCTTGCGGGTAAGTATATCAAGATTTATGGTAAAAACAACCATCATATCTTTCAATAAAATGTAACATGTGCTATAATGGCACATGCTTAAAATTTTAGTTCCACTGCCCAAAAAATTAATTATCGCTTGTAGTGGCGGTGTGGACAGCATGGCTGTTGTTGACTTTCTTAAACGAAAGCATGAAATAACTATTGCTTATTTTAATCACAGAACACAGCACAGTGAAAAAGCCGCTGAGTTTGTTTCTAGATACTGTGGAGATAACAATCTTGTTATGTTGTATGGATCACCGCGCAGTGTAAAACTTAAAGAAGAATCACAAGAAGAATACTGGCGCAGAGAACGCTATGATTTTTTAAGTGAGCTTGGACCAGTCATCACTTGCCATCACTTAGATGATTGTGTTGAGACATATATTTGGTCAAGCTTACACGGTACACCAAAAGTTATTCCACTAACACGTAACAATGTATTACGCCCATTCTTAACTACACGCAAACAAGAACTTATGTCTTGGTGTGTGCGACATAATGTATCTTGGATTGAAGATGAATCAAACCAAGATACAAAGTACATGCGAAACTATGTAAGAAATGTAATGATGCCACACGCACTGCATGTTAATCCAGGGCTACACACAGTGGTGAAAAAGATTATTGAAAATAAGACATCTATCACATAGATAGCATAATTGTACAATACTTTATTATTTTCTCTTGGTTAGCCTTCTTGAAAAATTCATGAGGGTATTCATTTCTACGTTTGTTTTCGATATCATCTCTAGACGTACCGTACCACATTACGTTGGGAATAGTCCATGTTACTATCTTGCGATGGTCTGCTAATTTTGCATTGAGTCTATCCGCATGATAGCCTGCACTATCTCTAGTCCAGTTGTCATTTTTCCAGTTTGCAAATATTGAATTAGGCTGTGATGGTAACATAGTGAATCCATACTTGCTAGCATTCTTGTCAAACTCAGATTTGATAGACCATACAGGACCATCATCAGGACCGTTCAAGCCTAGACGTTCAAATGTTATACTGTGTAGGTCATTCTGTATAAACCAATCAGCAGTACTATCAATACTTTCAACAGTTTCTCCTGTTATCCCCACAATGAAGTTAGTATGTATTGGTACGTGGTGTTCCCAGATGTTATGATATAACTCGGGTATAAATTCTCTAGCAGTTTTGCCACTCCATGCTTTACCAACTGTTTTACTAGCTTCATCATGCAGTGATTCTAGACCAAAGAAAGCACCGTATAAACCTGACTCTTTAAGATAATATGCAGTGTCTGGAAAACGATGTACTAAGTCAGCACGAATATAACTAGCATACGTTATTTTAAAAGGAAGAGTCTGTGTCATATCATAGAACGCCTTCATTTTTGTTTCAGTATCATTGAATGTGTCATCAATAATATAATATGAAGTGGTTCCAAAGTTCTCGTAGTTATATAGAATTTCTTCCTTCAAGAAGTCCATACCACGAATATAGTCTAATTTCTTTTTACCCAAATGAGGGTACTGACAGAATCTACACGCAAAAATACACCCTCTACTTATATCAAGGGGTAAGGGCTCTCCGGGCAAAATACCATCTTGCTTTGTCCATTTAAAATCGTCTATCTCAATATTGTATACTGGATTTCTAGCTTTGTTATATATTGGTCTCTTGTTAGGGTCCCAATAACACTCAACTGATTCTGGTGGCTCGGATCCTTTAGTGATGTGATCCATGTACTCTAAAAATATTTCTTCTGATGCAGTAGTATACGACATAACTGTCGCATCAATTATACCTAAACCCGCAAGCTTCTCAGATTTATATCCACCTAACACGATTTTTATATCAGGGTACTCTTGTTTGATACGTTTTAAAATATTTAGGTTATCTTCAGATATCCAATATTTTTGACCATTGGCATGCGTATGCACCTTCAATGCTAAAAATGTAGTTGAGATTGCCAATACTTTAGTATCCTTAGTAAGAAACTTTCTGGTCATTCTCTCAACAATGGGCCCGGGTAAAAAGTCAATGAAGTCAATGACTTGGGTTGTGTAATTATGCTTGCGTAGCCAATATGCTACTTTATAAGGACCGATTGTCCTTGACACGCCCCAGTCAACTCCGCCATTCCAAAAGATTATATTCATGCAAATATTTAGCGTACAAATCATGTGACCTAAAATAGTTGACTTCTCTACACATTCTGTTATACTAACTAGATATTTAAGGAGAACCTATGTCAGACTATAACAGAACCTTTAACGGTGAAGCAAAAATCAAACTAACACAACTTATCAACGAGGGCATGACAGTATTGCATGAGATTGATACATTGAATGGTGGATTGAACGATACTGTTAAAGCAGTTGCAGAAGAATTGGAAATCAAAGCTTCTACACTAAAGAAAGCAATTAAGATTGCTCATAAAGCAAGTCTCGGTCAGACTAACAAAGACCACGATGAACTTAACACTATCTTGGAAACTGTGGGCAAAACACTTTGAGCTACGTTGACGCTATTCACAGCAGGGATGAGGATCGCATCTACGTTGTAGAACGTGATACTAACGGTAAACGTCAATATAAAGAATTCCCTACAAACTACGTATTCTATTACGCCGACCCTAAGGGTAAACAGCGTAGTATCTACGGAGATCCGGTCAGTCGTTTCAGTACACGAAAACGCACAGAGTTTGAAAAAGAAAAACGCATTCATTCGGGCAAGAAATTGTTTGAGAGTGATGTTAACGTTGTGTTTCGTTGTCTAAGTGAAAACTATTTAGGTGTGGATGCACCTAAACTTCACACTTGTTTCTTTGACATTGAAGTAGACTTTGATCCTGAGAAAGGGTTCAGTCCTACGGCTGACCCATTCAATCCTGTTACAGCTATCAGTTGCTACTTAGATTGGTTAGATCAATGTGTTACTCTTGTCATTGCCCCTAAGCATATGACTAAAGAGACTGCAATGGAAATCATTGGAGAGTTTGAGAACACTATGTTGTTTGATAACGAAAAGGACATGTTTGATGTGTTCTTTCAACTCATTGAAGATGCTGATGTATTGACTGGTTGGAACTCAGAGGGATATGATATTCCTTATATGGTCAATCGTGTTACACGGGTAATGAGTAAAGATGACACACGCAAGTTTTGCTTGATGGGTCAACTTCCCAAGCCACGTGAGTATGAAAGATTTGGTAAATCCGAAATGACATACGATTTAGTAGGTCGTATTCATATGGACTATTTACAGTTGTACAAGAAGTATAACTATGAATCACGCCACAGTTACAAACTTGACTCTATCGGTGAGATGGAAGTCGGTGAAAACAAAACACAATATGAAGGTACGCTTGACCAATTGTATAACAAAGACTTTAAAAAGTTTATTGAATACAATAGGCAAGATACGATGTTGTTGGTTAAGATCCACAACAAGCTTAAGTTTTTAGAATTAGCTAATCAACTAGCACACGAGAACACTGTACTGCTTCCAACAGTTATGGGTTCAGTAGCTATGATTGAAATGGCTATTATGAATGAATCGCACGAGCGAGGATTAGTTGTTCCAGATAAAAAACGAAAGGTTGAAAATGAAGAAGAAATCCAGCAGGCAGCAGGTGCCTTTGTTGCTACGCCGAAAAGAGGAATGCACGAATATGTCGGGGCAGTTGACATTAACTCGCTCTATCCCTCGGTTATTCGTGCCCTTAACATGGCCCCAGAAACAATTGTTGCCCAAGTCAGACAAACACTCACTGACCAGTACATGAAAGAGAAGGGTCTCAAACTTGCAATGGAGAAGAAACGTTACAAGGATGGGGACGATGCAGTTGAAGGTGCTATCTTGTGGGAAGGATTGTTTGGTGCATTAGAGTACACAGCAATTATGAGCCAAGAACGAGGCACTATATTAACTGTTGATTTTGAAGATGGTCGTAGTGAACAAATGAGTGCGGCAGAGATATGGAAGATGATTTTTGATAGTCATAAGCCATATATGTTATCAGCGAACGGTACAATCTTTACGTATGAGAAAGAGGGTGTTATTCCTGGCTTATTGACTCGCTGGTACTCGGATCGTAAGACGATGCAGAAGAAACTAAAAGAAGCTACAACTGATAGTGATAAAGAGTATTGGGATAAGCGTCAATTAGTTCGTAAGATTTTATTGAACTCTGCTTACGGTGCATTGT